ATGGCGTATGCCGTGATACCCGTACTGGGACAGAACAACGATGATCCTGTACGTGTCCTCAGGCTTTACTGTTTGAGCGAAGCGAAAAAATCCACCAGTTCACCGTCCCAGCATTCCTTGATATCCTTGATGGTTTCGGTGATCTTCTGTTTTCCGATGGCCTCCACCTTTTTCGCGCTCAACGCCGCCAGCACTTCGTACATGTCCTCCCTGTGGGTCTTGAGCAGGATGGTTGCCACCGGCACAAGGTTGTCCGCCACAAAGGAAAGCCCGTCCCCGTCCTTGCCTGTCGCCAGCTTTTCCAGCACGGCGATAGTGTCCTGATCGTGCATGATGTTCGCCGCCGGTTCCGCGATCCTGATCAGGGCATCAGCGGCCTGATCCGTTGTCATCTGGGAAATCTTCATATAACCTCCAAATTGAAGTGAGCGGAGCGGGTAACTCCCGCCCCGCTTTTAATCAGCATACTGGATGTGCCGTAGCATATGACCGCAACCGACCCTTGTGTCCGTGTAGATCGGGATGGCGGCTTTTTTGCACCTTTCGCAGAAGAAGAGGTCTTCCGTCAACATGCTACGGCGGGTGTCGGCGTAGTTCACCCAATCGAACCAAGGGTAGGGTGTCCTGACGAAGACATCCGTGCGGATGAGAGCGCATCCCATGCCGCCGCCGTGGATCTGAACCTTGGTCGCGCCGGACTCCCGGAGGGACTTCATCTCCTCTGCCGTGTACTCCGACTCAAGCGGATAGTTGAAATAAGGCATGCCTTTTTCATCTTTCAGCTTGCAGACGCAAAGCCGCCCACGGTAAATATTGTCGCTGTCCCTGTGGGCGTAATAGCCCAGCGTGACCATTTTCGGATCGTCCATCAGGTTTTCAAGCGCATCGTGCGGAAGCACGACATCGTTATCCACCATCAGCACGTAGTCCGATTCGGTTTCCATCGCAATCGAAGCGATCCTGTTCCGGGCTGTCGCGCAGTCGTACCCGCGCACAAACCGGAACGAGACATCATTCCCGGCATCGTCAAGGTCGTAGATGCTCTTGAACGTGTCCGGGAATATGTTCTCGAATGTCGGGACGGCGATCAGGATTTTCATTAGCCGCCAGCCCCAGTCTCACCGGTTGCCCCGGTCGCGCCGGTCGCGCCGGTCGCGCCGGTCGGATCGAGGAAGATAACCTCGAACGGGGCGTAATCGTAGTCCTCAACGTTCTCCTGATAGGCATGGAACTCGAACGGGATCGTGCCTTCGCCCTTGTCGGTGAAGGTCAGCGTCATGCCGTTGTTGTTCAGGGCGTTTTTGAGGGCGATCAGCACCAAGCCGCCGCTCGACATATCGCCGACCCATACTAACGACTCGATGTAGTCTGTGGACTGGATCGCCGTGTGCATCTTGACCGTTGTCTTCTGACCGCTGGTATTAGCCTCACCAGTCGCCAGCACACGAGCAAAGATTTCCGGGCGAATTTCCACAAGAGTGCCGGTAAGCTGGGCATCGACCGAGTCAACGAAAGCACCACCCTTGAAACGATACCGCTTGCCGTCCACTTCCGGCTCACGGATTTCGGAATTGGCAACGAACGTGCCGCCGCCACGGGTCGCGCCGAGTACCTTCGTTTCGTCCGCGAGGGCAGTCGCCAGCGCGGTACGGAGGGCCGTAGCGTCCGTGTACGAAGAATAGTCAAAACCGATCAGGAACGCACCGGCGTTCAGCTGAAGGTTCTGGAAGGTCGCTGTCCTGCACGGAGTAACATATCCGGCAACAGGCATTCTTCTTCAACTCCTTTCCTAATTATGGAAACAGTTTATTTGCAGATTGATATATGCGTATCGGTTTTCCGGGTTCATATCCGTCATCAGGTCAACCGTTAATCCCCTCAGAACGACATAGCCGCCGTCACAGGATATACTGCAACCGGCTCCCACAACCGCCTTGATTTCGTCCACCTTGGACAAAAGAGCCGCATTGCTGGTGCTCCTGTACCATACCTGACCGTAGCAGGATCGCGGCTCCAGAGGCTCCGTCTCCACGAGGCTGTACGTGATATACGGTACTTGCGCTTCGTCCGGGACGGTTCCCACCGTGTAGGCCGGAAGCCCGAACGATGACCAGAACTGGTACAATGCCTGTGCCGTGTTGATCATGTCAGTTCCCACCTCTCAGCGGACACTTGCCCGATCTGGAAGGACGCTACAGGCGGCGTTTCGCTGTCCGTTGTGTTGGACGTAACCCGGAATACAAGCCCGTCCTCATCCCGCCGGAACACGTCATGGAACTGAAGCACAACGCCCTTCTGGACGCTGACCGTGTACAGCTCCGTCACGCCCTGTTTCTCAGCCACACGGGCCGCAAGCGTGTTGTCCTTGACAATAGCGGCCTTGAAGGACGCTCCGTCCACCCACTGCCAAGTGAAACTCCCCAGCCCGTCCGGCACAGTCCTGCGGTCGATCATCGTGCAGGATGTCATCGCGTCATACAGTAACATGCAAGCACCTCACAGGCTGATCTTCCGGTACGGATTCAACCGGGAGCGGAACTGGCTCTGCCACGTCAGCGCACCCCCGGCATCCTCGCCGCTGGCGGTCGCCTTGGTGTACGAGTAGCCGCCGAAGGATTCTGACGTATACGGGCTGTTCAGGGCCTCTGCGTTATTTTCCATCCAGTCCGCGATCTCACCCGCAAGGGCGATCACGTCACGGGGGACAGCCAACGCGCACACGGAGCCGGTGAAGGTTTCGTCCCTCAGTCCGGCGGGTTCCGTCTCATCGTCATTGGTGATCCCGGCGGCATGGTAGGTGTACACGCCGTCATTGAGCGCACTTCCCACGATCCAGATACGCTGTCCGTCCAATACGGAGGGGAGCGGAGAGATCGCGCCGCCCCGGATCGTGTATGTCCCGGGATTCGGCTCCTTCACGAAATAGTTATGGATTGATTCGCAGATTTGCTGAAGCACGACCTCTCACCCTCTTTCACTCCTTCTTTTTTCGCCTTTTTACGGGCTTCTGGACGGTTTCCGGCTCTTCCGGTATATTTATATTATCCTGTTCAATCACAGGCTTAGAGAGCCGATTCTTGCCACTCAACAGGCTATTCAGCCGCTCCGGGCTGATTTCCCGCCCATCATGGGGGAATACATCGCCGGGCTGGTAGATATGCCCGTCCTCGATGTCCCGGAACGCGATGATTGCCTTACACATTGGCGGGAGTGCTAATCACAGAGGCCACCCACAGGCCGTTCGGGTTGTACAGGACGGGCATGAACAGGGCAGAGGCCTTCGTCCACGTCACAGCCGGATCGTTCTCGGCGTACTGGCTGACGAACACATACGGGCTGACCTGAGAAGCGGTGACATCCATGAACTTCGCCGCGCTGACTTCGGGCGGGTCGCCCCACAGGCCATCGCCGACCTTGCCGTCAGCACTGAAGAAAGTGGCCTTGTCAGCCGGGTACTCGCGCCGGGACGTGGTCTGCGGACGGTTGTTCGCGCCCATCGTCAGCGGCAGAGAGTAATGGAGGTCGTTCACGAGGATGCGGTTGATGCCGAACTCCTCGCTCAGATAGGCATCCAGATCGGCCCTGCGGACCAGCATACCCACCATGTTCGCGCCGTTGATGGCCTTCTGGATGGCGGCATTCTTGCGAAGCTTGTTGATGACCTCGGAGCTGGTGTACATGCCGGTGATCGGCAGACCGTCAGCCTTCGCACCTTCGGTCAGGGCCAGCAACTGCTCGTCCAGCGGAGCGTCCGCGCCAGCACCGAAATCAATGACTTTCTGGAGGTTCGCGGCGGGAACGCCGTAGTCCACCGTGATATCAAGGTTGTTTTCCTTGATGGTCATCTTGCCGGAGGCCAGCACTTCGTTCTTGGCTACCTTCGTGCGGGTGAACACCTCGTCCGCGCAGTTGTAGCCGTCATTCAGCACCCGGTCATACAGGGCGGTCTCGTTGACCACACCGCGACCGATCAGCGCACGGAGGCGTTCACTCTGGTCGATCTTGACCTTGATCAGGCCCTTCTCAACGTTATGCACGTCAATCGGGATGCGGAGCGTCTTCTGGGCTTCCGTGTCGAAAGCATGGAACTGGGCCATCACGGGCAGATTGTAATTGCTGGCGATGGACTCCCAATAAGCAATCAGGTTATCGGTTTTAATGTCGCCGAACAGCTGGTCAGCCGGTTCGTTGGGACGGGTCACGTCATAACCAACCTCAAGCCAGTTTTCCTTGGCGATCAGGCCGAATACGCCTTCTTCAAAACGGGGCATGATTCATCTTCCTCCTTTCCCGTTAGGTTGCGGCGACAACGTCCGCGCTACCGGCGGCAACGCAAGCACCACCAGCGTTGATGACCGCAACGGTGGCCCTGTGACCGTTGGTCGCGCTCACAGTCGCGCCGTTGGTCAGCGCAGTCCAAGTGTTGCCGAGGATCGCGCCGAAGGTCGCGGACGGAGCCGTGCCGGAAGCAGTCTTGTAAACGTAGGACTCACCAGCACCAAGCGTGTAGCCGGATACGGTCAGCGTGGTCTTGCCAGAAGAACCGCCGTACACGGACGTAACGGTCAGTTCGGCAAGGGCCGTGCCGTCAGCGGGACGCTGTACAGCCGGTACGCTGGTAATCACCTTGATGCCGGTAAGAGCGGTAGCCGCATCGGAATCAAGGGCGGCGGGGAGCCTGTCGGCATAAATCGCGCCGCGAGTGACGATGGAACCGGGCATATCGCCGGTGGTCACTTCCACGTCTTCATACAGGATGCCCTTGGCGGTCGCGCCGTTGGCGGGAATCACAGCACCGGCGGGAACGATCTTGTTCACGCCGATGGTGATGGCCTGTGCATGGGAAGCGGAAATGGTAGCCGTCTCCCTCGCGCAATCCGCTTCAGCAAGGAACCAACCCGGAGCGTAGCTCCGACCGTTGGCGCTCTGGTTAAAGCTCATGGCTCATTACTCCTCTCATAAATTGTTCTTGGGTTCGCCATACTTAGCCGCATGCCATTTCGCGGTCGTTTCCCGGATGTTGCCTAATGCGGCACTCCCATTGTCCTTTTCGGGCGGCGTTTCCGGCTTGTGATCACGTTCGGTCGTGGTGACTTTGTATTCGCCCCACTCTTTGCCGATATTTTCCTTGAGGGTCTTTAAATCCGCAAGGTTGCCGTCCTTGTCCAGCCTGATCTTTTCAAAGTCGGTCAGTCGGATGATTCCATCCAAACGCTTTTCGTTGATCTTCTCGTCAACCAGCAGTTTCCGGTACGCCGCTTTGACCTTCTCAAGCTGGGCGTTCTTGGCGACATCGGCCTTGTACGTTTCAAAATCCTGATGTTCCTTTTCGTACTTGGCCCTGAAATCCTCGCCGCCCTTCAGGGTTTCCAACTCTCTCCTCATTTCGGGCAACTTATCGGCATCAGATTTATAAGCGTCCCGTTCTTTCTTGAGAGCGTCCACGATGGAACTGT